AAATCTAAATCGCTCATATTTGTTCCTTTGTTGGGCGAGCAGTAGTTAATCGCCTATATCGGCGTTCTACTCGCCCCGATATTGTTGCTTTGTCGGATTGATTTACTCAACTTCTTATGTGCGGTAGCACGGTGTTGTAAATGTCTCGACAGCAACACTACTATTTATGTATTTAAGAAGGTTTAACAAGGCTTGCACCATACTTTCTTTTAATCTTATCAAGTGCGGCCTTACTTTTTGCTTCTTTTGAATCTCGTTTTCTGTATCTATCTGCAAGAGCAGAGTGTGGATGGGCGTCTGATATCTTACCTAAGACTTCTTTAAACCCACCGTCTATCTTACTATCCATTTGACCGACACTACCTACTAACATAGCAGCAGTAGGTACTAGTTCTATGTTTCTTTTCTTAGTGAATGATTCCATTTCTGCTATGGTCATCAAATCATCCCACTCCTCACCAGTTCTTTTATTTCTAAATGTATATACAGGCATTATAGTTTAAATTCATCAAAGGGTATCTTCCCACCTGGGTACTTCCAAGTACCGTCTGTATTGTAATGGTCAGGATGATTACCAGTTTCTTTATACTTATTTATAGTTTTTGTCAGACTATATCCTTCTTCATTTTTCATTGACATAAATTTATTCAATACTATGTTAAGAGGATCTTTCTTATATAGTTCTATAGCAAGATAGTCTATCACTTTCTCATCCATAGAGGTCTTTAAATGTTTACCCATTATACCACTCTGGCTTTCGATCTTTTTTCCATGTTGCAAATCCTTTCTTATGTTTTATGTAATATTGTCTGTATGCAGTTATTGAATCACCTATCACCTTTACATCATCTGGCATAGCCTGGGTAGGTTCTGTAAACTCATTATCTGGTATGTTAGTGGGTGTATCTTTGAGCATTTTTCTTAATTTGCTATCTGTTAAATGTATCTTACCGTATCTGTATGTAAACTCATCACATAGGTGAGACCACATTTCATATAGCCATCTGTAATTCTTAGCACTTGCTCGAGCCCATACGGCGCTTGGGTGATTGTTATGACACGCTTTGTATAGTGTCTGTTCTTTTACAATATCAATAGCAAGATATCGTTTAATCTTTCTGCCATTTTTACTTCTACCTTCATACTCTAGACCGTCAAGCATTCTATGTGCTGTTGACATTAGTTGAGCATACTCGATAATCATTTTGACACAATGTTTATCAATATGCATTTCAGCACAAGTCTTAGGATCTTCGTGTAGATAAAAAACATTCATAATCTATTTACTTTCAGCAAAGTGTAAATAACTTCCTATCATATACTTTGCTTTGTTTATTGGTTTAGCCCCAGCGTGTAACCAAGGCCATAGTGGCGGAAACATTAGTAGTGAACCTTTTGTACAAGGTGAACCTATCCCTAATTGAGGAAAAGCAGTCTCACCTCGTTCATTGTTATCTAAGTAAATGAAAAACACTAAAAATCTTTTAGATGATTCATAATCGTTTGCGTCAGTATGAGAAAGAAATTGATCTTTGTCATTAGGTAGATATCTTTTCATTCTAATATGTTCATATGTAAAATCATTTGGCCACATTTGATTGGTGATATCACAATTTTTTTTATATTGTATAATATGTTTTTGAAAAACTTTAACTAGTTTATCTACATCATCTTTCCACAAATTCTCATTCAAATTAATTTGGGAAAATGACATTGTGTTTTGATCGTGTACTTCTATTTGATCTTGATTGTTTTCAAATTTCTTTATTAACTCATCACAATAACTATCATCAATAGCATTTTTATATATTTGTATATAATTATTCACTATTTCATCTTTCTAAAAACTTCAGACCAGTACTTAGACCATTCAGGATTATCGCCATAGTGTTTGTAGCCTTTAAGATAGTCTATCTTATTTCCCCATATTCTTTTCATATCGGGATCTTTTGCTTTACTTCGTGCCAAAGATAGTCTTGCTATTCGCTGTCTTTTTGATATATTTTCTTCTCTCGTCATATGTGAGTCTTTGTGATACTTCTATTATATCAGGTCCTAGTGTGTTTGTCAAGCTCTTAAATTCATCTGAAATCATATACTTACCAATATCTGCTAATTTTTCTGGTACTGCAAAACCAGTTCTATCATTCTGATCGTAAACATATAATTCAGGACAGTTTGTTAGATACATTGTAATATCGCCTTTTTCATGTAGCAATCTGGCTTCACAATCAAACACAAAATCGTCACCACTTTTTATATTGGTATCATACTTAATCTGAGCACCTTTCTTAGAGTATAAAACTATTCGATTTATACCATCATCCGTAATTTCAATCGCAGTTTGTGTATTTTCTAAAAATGATCTTACAGTATCTACTGGTAACTGTTCTAGTGCGGGTCTCATTCGCTCATCAAATAATTTAGAAGTTCTCCAATCTTTCATTCTCATAAGTTCACCCATAAGCACCTCTTGATTAGTTAGAGCCATAATATCTATTGGGTGATGTTTTTCAACCATGTGATTTAAGATTTCTAATGTAGTAGAATATATAAAGTCATCACCCTCTATTAAAAATAGATAGTCATAATCTGTTTTACTAAAATGATCTAATACTGTTTGTTTACCCATACTTGGCCATCCATTAGATATTGTATGAATAAGTTTTACAGATTTTCCTTTACAGTATTCTTCTACCTGTTTAGAATATTCTGTATCTAAAGTATTACACACCACAACGCAATCTGTTTGTGGTAAAACACTTTCAAGACATCTTTGAAATTTTTGTATATCTCGACTCGTTAATATTGTTGTAAGTATTCTCAATTTAAATCTTCACCTAATCTTAACCATTTTCTAATTAATCTTTTTGTAAAAGGCATACTTCTTTTTTCTTGTTTAGGTAATGATAATGCCTTTCTTGTTATATCTACCATAAAAACTAGACGGTTATATTGTGTCTTATTTGTAGCAGTATGAAATGCTTGATTATCAAACCCAAATGTTTCTGTCCAATGTACATGATCACCATGTACCTCTAAATGCATTTCTTTCTTCTCATGTTTTGGTATGATAAGAGGTATATGACATCTCACAGCGATTGAATCGTGATTTTCTAATCCTCTATGAACAGGAATATATCCGCCAGCTGTTAGTAGTGAATATGTAGCTTTAACTATGGAATCTTCACCATATTCTAATCTTATCTTATTTAACATTTCAGCAGTTTTAGGATAGTTTTGTTTTACTAACTCACGAGCACCGATAGAACCAAACTTAACACCATCAACTTGTTGAAATCTGTCTATGTCATTATCCCAAACCCATCTTCGATTATATATCAAAGGTTTCATTTTCCAATTACCTATATGAAACATATTATCGTGATGATCGGTCTTATCCCACCAGGTCCCATTTACAATTTTATTGACAACTTTATGCGTAAGAGTTTTGTACTTCGTAAATACTATTCTTATTAAATTCATTACTGTACCTAAATCGTTAGAGGGATCTGTGGCATTTGCAAATATAGGCCAACGCTGTAAAGAACTTCTTTGTGGTTTAGTGAAAAAATCTTTAGGCATTTGATTATTAATCGTATCAATATTTTTATAAAATTCATCAGCAATATCTTTACGATAAGTGTGCATAAAGTCACCTAGCATTCCTAAATCTTTTTGTAAATACACATTAGGCATTTATTTTATTCCTTATATAATCATTTATATATTTCATCTTTCTTTGTTTAAAACTAGCAGTTGTGTTAAACCCAGCACTAGTAAAAACTGTACCTTGAACTTCAGTTAAACCTTCTTTAGACTTTAGATCCAGAGGTGGTGATCTTGAGGCCTCATAACTTGCTGTTTTTGGATCTTTCCAAAACCATTCATTAAATTCGAACCAGTTATTTTTTTTCTCAACTAGTGGTTCTTTAGGATTAATATGTTCAGGATAGTTAGACATAAGGTTTTCATCTTCCATATATCTACCATCATTGTATGCCATTATTCTATCTCGCTTATCACTCTTTAACATCATATCAGTATATTTTAAAGAAGGATCTATTAGATATTCAGCTAATGACCAAGTAGGTAATGTTCCAGCTGTAAGAACTGATCCATTAGTTCTAAGCCAATTCATACTTTCTTCCGTTGTTAATCCAACATTATTTGTCCACTTAACTTGTACTCTCTTAGATACTTCATCTTCTTTACCTTTTTCAATCTGATGACTTAGAGGATGTTCTTTCGAAAGAAAATCATTTTCCTCATCCTTGAGACTATCAAGAGTCCATAGACCTCGTTTTCTTATTTCACCGTGAATTTTATATCCATAACTTTCTGGATTTTTCTCTATTAGAGATATATTGGCCAACTTCTCTGCTACATATGCATATTTACCTACATATAAAGGTAGATTTATTGATAAAATACCTATTGCTGTAAAGTTATCATTCCAATACTTTTTGAGCCAATCATTACCATCATCTAAAGTTTTTAATGTTTCGTGAGGTAACCCAGCAATTAAACTTATATGACCAGCATAGAAGTCATGGTTCTCCATAATATATTCTTTGAATTTAATAAGACCCTCTTTTAATTTTCCTGAATCCATACCTTTACCTACAGCCTTAGCAGATGGATGATGTAGAGATTCAATGCCGTAAAAGTGATTAGTAAATCCTAACTCAATATATGTATCCCAATGTCTCTCTGTAGCAGCTATTATATCGCCTCGAGCATAGCCACCAAATCTTGGTTTGAATGGTAATTTTTTTATTACTTTAGCATATCTTTCTAACTTTTTATGATAGTCGTTTACGGTTTCATCTGATAGTGCATAGTGTACAATACCCCAGCGTTCATAGTTCTCCATTAGTTCATCATATAAATCATTTTCATCCCTACTATGATCATCTTTAACACCTAGTATAGGATATGTACAAAAAGCACATCTAAATATACAACCTCTCGACCACTCCATAGGTAATATTTCCCAATGTTTTATAAAATCTCTATCTTCATAAGATATTTTCATACTTCTTTTAGGAAATGCTGGGTAATGTTCTTGAGCATTAATAATTTTTCTATCACCAACTTCATAGTATTTCATTTTACTAGTGGTTCCGTCTCTAAGATTCTTTATTAATTCAAGCATAGCATACTCGCCATACCCAAAACAATACCAATCTAGTTTAAATGGTAATATTTTATCTATTGATTGTGTACCACCTATGATTGCAATATGTGGATAATTATTTTTTACCCAGTCTACAAATTGCCATAAGAATAATGAAGATTGCCTAAATGCTGTTGATACACATAAGAAAAGTGTTTTGCTGTTGTATCTAGATTTCCACAAGTCTTTCCATTCTTCTAAATGCCAAGCAAATGCATAATCTATAACTTCAACATCAGCACCATACTCTCTTAGAAAGGATGCTATCTTATGAGCTCCATGAGCTCTAGCCACTTGAACTAGGTGTTGTCGATCTTGAGGAGGGTTTTCTACTAATTGTATTATGTTACCGTTATAATCATGTACACATTCATCCCCTATATAGGACTGAAATCCGCCAATTATTATGCCATGTACATCATTAAGATAAGTCATACTCGCCAAGTTTTGTTTTTATAATATTAATTACTAACTTGGTATATTTAGGGTTTGTGGAAAAGCGATATAAATGAAGAGACAACTCTTCAGCAGATATGTTTGGGTTTTGTGCCCTGGCCATTCTTAGTTCTTCATATGCCCATACCTCATTAATAATTCTAACATAATCTCTCACACTGGCACACTTACTAGAATATACTTTTACACCCCAGCCTGTCCAGTCTTTCTTTGTTTCAGGTAACATCCAGTTATCTGATTTATCAAAAGTTCTAATACCAAATAGGTTGTTTGCCTCATTTGCAAATCTAGATTGTCCCCAACCAGACTCTAAGATTGCCTGAGCGACAATCATTTCTTTAGGTAATCTATAATCTTCGGATACAGATTTATAAACATGGTCAATGCAACTATCTAATGTAGAAACAAATCGTTCATTTGTATCTGAAAAGATATCAGGTTCTTCTAAAGCACCTCGTATATCATCTATGAAATCTTGATCTACTTTAGGTGTCTCTATCTTAATAGGTTCTATCTCTTCGACAACCTTATAAGAATTGTTTAAAAAATAAAATGTTATAACAGTTATGATTACTGCTATTAAACCACTGGTTATATTTTGTCTCATATAAACCTCCTTAGTTCTCGTTTAGTTTTCCACGGTTTACATTCATACCAAGTTTCGGTCGCCTCATTAAGAGGTCCCTCATTCTCAACATTAACTTTTCGTGAAATTTTAATTACGCCTTTTATAAAAAGACTTAGTGCTGCTTCATATTCTTTACACTCTTTATTAGTGCCACCTAATTTTCTTTTAGGTGTTTTATGTAGTGCTCTTCGATTATCTAATATATTGCGGATAAGTTTTTTCTCCGCTCGGTTCAATGTGATATTCATAATATAGTTTATGCAACTCGACTTAGTTCGAGTCCCATTTTCGCAAACTTATTTCTCCATCTGTAAAATTTTCTATTGTGATTGCCATTATCACCTTGTACACTAATTTGATAGTGATGTACCATTTCGTGTGCCAAAACATTTATAAAATGTTTCATATTACGATATTGTGGTGTTAAGGTTATCTCTCTATGACTAGAGTCGGTAGTATCATAACAATACTCACCAAGAGCGCCTCTTAGTTTTCTTATTTTGATTGTAGGTAGTTCTAATTTACCATTGAATATGGCGTGATTTAGTACATTAAACATTAATACAGCGTTCTTCTTCGTTGGTTTATAAGGTTTCTTATAATCCACCTCTCTCAATACCGTTGCTAATTTCTTATATCTTGCCATAACCCACCTTTCTATGATTCGTATATTAATATTTATATAATATCATAAAAGAGAAGGCAGGTCAAGCATTAATTTCATTGAAAAACTGCGAATTATACTGGATAAGACGGTTGTTTTTGCATAAAATTGTCGTCCCAATGAAAGGCATCCTTCACTAGATTCGCTGTTAGTCCTTTATAGACCTTATTCAGTCTCTTATTGACTACATCAGTTAAGAATTTTGCCTCTTCGGCACATAATCCTTCAAGCATTTGAATAAACATTATCTCTCTTTTGTTTTGAGTAATCGTTGTATCAGCGCCTTTGACAAATCTAAATAAAGTTCTTGCTTCTTGCATAAGAGCAGTATGCTCAGTACCAATTGGTGCGTCATTTGGTGTATAAGGAACATCACCTTTAGGTAAGTCCCATTCGATATTAGGTGAGAATGCTCCCTTTAAAACTTGTCTTAAAGGTTGACTATCGTTCTCTCTTAATACTCTTAGTTTCTTTGATTTATCTTTGGCATTATTTACTTTTAGACAAATCTCACTTAATAAGGTAACCTGACCTGTGTCAGTTTCCAGTTTATTTTTCATTATTTTTTTGGTTGTTTCATTAGGTAACCGAGAGGTACCTAGTATATCATCTGTGCTTTGCATTTTTTATCTCCTTAACAGATTAAACTTTCATTTAAGTTTTAAGTTTTCAATAGTATTATTTATAATAATACATCATTCAGGTTCAAATATTATATCTATCTGATCCTCTTCTACTTGATTTAAAATATTTTTATAATTCAAGTGTGTAACCTTTTCGCCATTTTTTGTAGTTTGTACCTTACATACTTTGGCGATTATATCTTGAACAGGATGGTGAATATCTAGTTCTCTATGTAGTGTTGATTTAACAACTTCTATCAAGAATGCCAAATCAGCAATAAATTCTGCTGACTGCATATTACTCACTTGATCCTGTAATACAGTTAATATATCTATTGCCAAACCTTCGGCAACATTATCAGCAAGTCTTTTATTATTTAAAAGAAGAAGTTTCTTTTCTTCTTCAGGCGACATCATTGGTTTTGCTTGAAAGTTCTTTGTTGGAAATTTAATTATATCTGCCATTATCTTCTTCGTTTCTTATCTAATTCTTTTGCTATCCATGCCTTCGCTTGCCAACTTGATGGTTTTCTATGCATTAAATTTCTAACTGCTTTAAATATCTGTGCGTTTGTTTCATTGTCATTATCTGTATTATTTGTTATTCTTACATAATTAGAATTGCCAAATAATCTTTTAAATCTATCTCTATTTGCTTGAACACCTTTCCAGTTTTTGATTACAACTGGTTCTGATACTTTTCTTTCTCTCACTCTATTTCTTCCTAAGGCAACATCTAGAGTCGTATCAACAAATATCATATAACAATCATACCCAACTCTTTTTGCGTCTGCCATATCCCTAGCGAGTCTATCATAATCTCTACCAGTACCATCTACAACTATACCGAGTCTGTTTTCTAAATGTTTCTTGAGTAAACTACCAGTTTGTGCCTTTGCTTTATTTCTTATAACATCAAGCATACCACCTTCTACATTTCTTAAATCTAGAGACTGCCCTGCCTTCTTTAAAGTGTTAGTTAAGAAAGAGTCGCTGTTAACCATCTTCATACCTGTACCAGTAAACAAAGTTCTTGATACATAAGATTTACCTGACCCAGGT